AGTTTTTACACAAATATATGTAAATAATTTAGGCATAAAAAAAGGGACCCGAAGGCCCCTTTTTGCAACAGAAAACGCTGTTACCCGTGATTATGCACCTTGAGAACCGTAGATTCCTCTCCAGTCACTCCACCCGAAAGAATATCTCTCTCTTGCTTTGTAACGGATGTTACCAGTCGTAAAATCAGGTTCCATGCTGGTTTCCATCGCACTTCTTTGGAACATCTTGAGGCCCTCGCCTTGTGATGTTACAGAAGTGAGGATGAAGAAAGCATCTGGATCAGTTAGATAATGATTAACCGTATACCCGCCAGAAAGAACACCTGTGTTCTTAACTGCGTTGAGATCATTATCAGCAGATCCTGGCCGTCCCTGTGAGTTTAAAATCCTGTCAGCTACGAAAACGAGTTCACTTGGAACCACAAGTTTCGAGGCCTGTACAGAGATTGTCAACCCACGATCATCGGTGAAGTCACTGATGTCGATCAGCGCATCTTCCAAAGATGTCTCATTCAGATCCGCCATGCTTGTAGCTCTGTTCGCAGCTGTGCCACCGCCCGCCAGGACGTGCGCAGTGTTAATCAGAGACAAACCATCGCCACCTGTGTAAGAGCCGGAAAACGCGTTGTTCAGAACGTCCGCCCCTTTCACCTCTTTGGTATTTGCCATAGATTTCGCCAGGGCCTTCGTATACCTTTTGCCCAAAGAATCGTAAAGATTATCCTCTACAGCCTCTTCAGTCAGCGCAAATGCAAGCGCGATTGTATCGTGCGTGTATCTGCTAGTGTAACTTTCAGTGGCCTGGTCGAAATCAACCGAACCACCTTCCGTTTTTGTGGGAGCGCCGCCGAAGCCTGTGATCAAAACCTCTTCCTCGAAAGCCCGCTGAGAGTCTTCGACTGAGAAGATTTCAGCGTATTCCTGCGTATACTCATCGTATGACAAACCAAATAAACTGTTCAGACCTGGTTCTAGCTCCTTTGCTAATTGTGCTCTGCTAATAGCCATAAGTTACTCCTCCTTTTAAGCTAGACCGGCAGCTTTCACACCAAAAACATGATTCTGTATAACAGCATACACATTCGTGTTGGCGGAGCCTACGTCTTGGTTATTGGGGTCCTGAGAGATGTCAATCACTTTCAGGGGTAAGGTTGCAGTTGTTGCACCAGTGCTCACATCAACCTCGTCTCCAGAAATACCAGTCTTGGTAGACCCAGAGTTGGTTTTGATAATATCAAAGTTGCCCAGCAAATCTGCAACAGGGAAAGCTTCGTCCGCTTGAATTTCAAAAACGACCATAGGGTCGTCAATGACATTAGCAATGATGTCAGAAGCAGCTGTACTCGCTGGGTAATAGTTTTTATAGACCTGTTCGCCTGTGGTTGGGTCCGTATATGAACAGCCGTTGAATACCCCAATCAATGGAACGGTTCCACTAACGGCGTGAATTTCTATCCCGCCGCCCGTGACTTGCATAACCAGGTCGCCCTGATAAATCGCAGTTCCATAAGATGAAGCAATTCGATAACGTGACTGCCCACCATTGTACGGGGCCCCACCAATCATTTTTACAGGTTTCAAACCAAAAGAAGCGTCTTTGTTCGCCATCTTTTTCTCCTATAGATTGTTGGTTAAGTGCATTTCTGCACCAGTTATTTTTTGCCGAAGCTTACTCTTGAATCCCGTTCGGGATGATACTTGATATACCGACTATCTCTGTTGGATGATTCAAACATCGTATTATCTAACGCACCCACAGCATCACGAGATACGCCTTCATAGTAATCGTGGCGCTCTTGAATAGTCTCATCAGGTATTTTGGCAAGAAGTAGCCCATCATTATAAACGATCCCGGCATGTCGGCTATGCTCGTCCGCTGTTGGTAATTCCCAATCGCTGGGAAGATCGGTCCCCCTTACGAGTTCCCATCCTTCTCTTATACGCCTACTGACGTTTGCGCGATCTTCCTTGCCCAACATTGACTCCCGAATCCATCGGTATGTATACCCTGGAGGAGCCGGCGGTGTTTCTAGCCTTCTTACGGGTCGCCATGGTTTTCTACGAGTTTCTTTATCGTGCGTCTCGGAATCACGAGAATTTCTATCTGCTACTTTTTTTTCTTCAGTCATTACATTGCCTCCCTAGATGCAATTTTTTGCTTTTCAGCCGCCACGCGCTTTAACCAAGCGTCTTCACTCATATTGTGCGGCTTCAGCCCTCTAAGGCGATCCACTTCTGACTGGGAAAACGTAACACCATTCTTTCTGCCTTGTGTTTTTTGACGACCACTGCCTACAGTGGCGGAAGCAACTCTTTGCACAGAGGGTTTAGCTTCGCCTTGCTCGTCTTTACTGTCAACATTTGCGTTCTGCAAATGTGGGTAAACTTTATAAACTCGATTATTTAGCTCATTATAATACTCATCAGAATCTGGCTCATGGCCTTCGTTGATTAGATTATAGTGTTGGAAATATGCGTACTGGGTAGCCTCTAAATTGCCCTGGTCTTCTGCATCTCCATACCATTTATTTTTTTCATACCAGCCAAGCGCTTCCGGCGTTGGTTCTACAACGGGTTGTTGTACGGGTTGCTGTTGATGGGCGGGTTGCTGTTGAATAGCTTGTTGATATTGAGCCTGTTCGCTCTGCTGTCTGTTCTTAGCAAGCCTGACTTTTTCTTTTTGGATGCTCAGATCACTCTTCAAAGTGTCCGCTCTGCTCATTAGGCCCGCATCGCCAGATTGAACCGCTTTTTTGTAAAGGTCATCGGCTTGCTGTTCTTTGGCAATAATTGCCGCTTCTTGATTTTGTATAACGGTGCCGGCTTGTATCTGTGAATGATTTCTAAGAGCGTGTATTTCTGCTTCACGCGACTGCGCTATTTGCTCAGCCATCGCTGCTCTTTCTTCAGCTGCTCGCGTTTTGGCGTTCAGCTTGTTAATTCTTTTGGAAACCGATTTCGTATAGGTCTCTAGTTCGTCATCAGGCTCCTCGACTTTAATGTCGATTTCTAGATCTTCTGCTTGATTATTTTCTGCCATATTAGACGCTCAGTATATCATCTGGATTTAAGATTGTGGCGATAACCTCGTCATCGTTAATAATTCGGACCTCTGCGCCATCGTCCAGCTTAAATCTAGCGCCAGAATAACGGCCAATGAGAACCCATTGCTTCTCTTCACACCATTTCTTGTCGCCATATTTGTTTTTGTCTTCGTAACATAAAGGCCCCTGCTTAACAACATAAGCAACCACGGTTGCTAAAGCTTCTTTGTCGAGCGTTTCTTGAGTAAGCAAAATACCGCCCTTTGACTGGACTTTGCCGCCATAAGGTAAGACAAGCATCCGCCAGCCGGTTGGCTGTGGCATTCGGTCTAAAACAGATTGATCTAAAAGCGTAGGATCTAAAACTCTATCGTCTTGGTCAACATACGCATCTAAAACCGTTTCTGTCGCTGCCCCCGCCATGCTATTTATCCTTGTTAAGCTCTTTCAGCTCACCTTCAATATAGTATAGCGCATTTAGCTCGCCTTGCAAAAACTTATAATGTTCTATACTTTCTAATGCACCGGACATAAGCGTCTCAGAGATCTGCGTTTCACGCTCCCTGACTAATCTCTTAATAATGTCAAAATAAGTAAGTTCTTCCATTTGCTTGACAACGCTTAATTCCTAATTCCTAACTTTAAATTTCAAGCCTTTCGTTGCAGCACCCTTGCCTTTCATATTGACAGTTGCAGTAACGCCGTTGTTTTTACCAATCGCATTAGGATTTGGTTTATCAAACGACTTGTTACTTGGCACCTTTTTAATAGCCATAACCTCTCCTATTTTCTATTTTTTGAACCTTTTTTGAACCTTTAGGTCTGCCTTTTGGCTTCCCTTTTGCCTTAGCCGTTGGTTTTTTCGCGGGCACTTTTTTCTTTTTGGGCGCCACTTTTGGTTTTGCAGCCGGTTCTTCAGCTGCTGCTGGCTCTTCAACTACAGTATTGTTTCCAGCCTCAATCCTAGCCATTTTTTTAGCTATTCTTGCCATGTTTGCTGCATGTGACTTAGCTTCTTCAGCCTCTTTGGCTTCTCTGGCTTCAATCTCTGCCTGGCGGTCCAGTTTTTTTTGCGCCCTCAGTGCCGCAATTTCATCGACTCTATCGCTGTTCATGTTTTCACTCCTGGACCTAGCCTCTCATTTTTTGTTCCAATTCTCGCAGCTTCAGGTCCGCTTGCTGCCTCAGTCTTTGAATTGACACATCCAGCTTATCATCAGCAACATCTTTTTGCACATTTATACGCCGACGCTGGATTTCATTTTCTAACAATTTTTCTTGGCTTCGCTGCCCCTGTTTCATTTCAAACTGGGTCTGTTCTTGGTCCATTTGCTTATCTTTAAGGTCTAATTCTTGTCGACGTATCGCCACCAGTGGATCGTCTGCACCACCCTGGCCAATAGATTGTAAAAACTCT